CTCCGCCGTGAAAAAACCTGTGATCTGCCTGTTCCTGCTGATGTCGCTGGTGGGCTGCTCAGCTACGCGAACAGTTTACGTGCCAGCGCAATGCTCACCGATTCCGGGAACGCTGACGCAGCCGGTGATAGCGCCACTACCGCCAGCGCGCTGACCTATTGCCAGGCTGTTCTCTGGATCAAGCCGCTGCTGGCCGCTATCGAAAAAGCGAATAATCAGCTGGCTGGAATACGCCAGATCGAGAAGGAAAGGCAATGATTATTGCCAGCATGACATTACAAAAGCCATTCACTGAGTGGCTTTGATAATGTTTTTTGAGTGAGGATTGTTCAGTATGGCTTCGATAAAAGAATCCACTGATGCCAATGGACAATCAAAATATTACGTCCACTGGAAGGATGAAAAATCCGGTCATGGACGCCGCCGCATCTTTAAGAATATTGATGATGCTGCACATCTTTTCTGGCAAAAACAGAATATCGAGCTGGATTGTCGAACTGCCAGCTGGACCGGAATAGACCATTCCTGGACTTTCCGAAAGTTAATTCTGTTTTATCTGGGGTATCAGGCCGGCAAGCTGGAAAAAAATATCATTCGGTTGTCGTCATATACGAAATGCCGTCACGATCTTCTCGCTGTAGACGGCCCGATACTGGAAAAAAATATTCTCCATATCAGCCATCGCGATATCGTTGATTCGGTTCGCACCGGCTGCCATCGCTGGATTCGTTCGGCTTTCTTCCTGCTGGTGGAAAAACGGCTCATCACTTTTAACCCTGTTGACCGTCCCGCGCGCCGGAAGCGTCGACCCATCACCATACCGCCATCATCATCGGTCAGGGAGCTACTGAATAACGCGCCAGTTCGTGAGCGTATCGCGTGCTGGCTCGGGATTTGCGGCCTGCGCATCGGTGAGGCTCTGGCGGTTACATATAACGACGTGTCAGCCGACTGGATCGACATCCGGGGGCATGTTGTTGACGGCGTTATACATGAAGGGCTGAAAAGAGGAGTGGAGCGCCGGGTACGGATGCCGCGTGAGCTTTTCGCGTTGCTGGATAAAAATAAGCTGGGTTCCTCTGAGCCTCTTATCTGCAATCAGTTTACCGGCGCATGCCTTGCTACCAGTTACGGCACTCAGGGCGTTCTCGTCAGAACCCTGAACGACTATGGCATTAAGCGCTTCCATCATCTTCGCCACTTTGCTGTATCTCGCCTGGCAAACAAAGGCGTCGATATTCTGAAGGTTTCCCGACTTATTGGGCATTCGAACATCAAAACCACAATGGACGTTTACGGTCACCTTTTCGGTGAAGTGGTGGAGATGGATTTGGACTGAGTTATCCACATAGTGGAAATATTAGGGCGATCCACTATCTCCCCATTCTGCGCGGCCTCCGGGCATCAAATCGCAGTTTTCCCAAAAAAAAGGATATGCCGCATTTTTACCCCCTCTGATATGCCGCACTTGGCACCAGAGAGGACGCGGCCTGCACGCCAGAATTTACCGCGTGATACGCCGCACCCGGATCGGAGAAATTGGATTTTGAACAAAAAATAATCACATTGACTTAGGCGGAAGTATGGCTCCTAAAAAAAGCTTCAGAAAAGCCTACGTCGGTATCGTTATGGACATGGCATTAGCCCGTAGCAAAATCAGCAATCGGATGGTTGCTCAGCGCTTAGGTGTGGACGAGACGACGATCCGTCGCTGGCGTAAAGAGAATATCGAGTTTGAGCGCGCTTTCACTGAGGCTCGCGAAGCTCTCAGAGAGAAAATAAACCGCGTCGCCGGTAAGAGCCTGGACGTTCGCAAACGGAAGGTTGTCACCACATCGCCGGATGGTGTGAAAACTACCATCGAAGATGTGCTACCCACGCACAACGATATTGCTGTTTTCTCAAAAGTGCTCGGTCTTGGTACCAGCGTCTATAGCGAGGAAGAACGTCAGCGTGATGTGCTTCGCGAGGTGATGAAACACAAGGTGGCCGGGAAATACTCCGCGCTGGAGGCGGCGCAGCTGCTTGAGGCTGAGGGCATAAAAGTTCCGGCAACCCTGCTTATGGAGTTGGAAGCACCGAAAATTTTCGAACCGTTCAACAATATGGACGAGGCAGCCAAAGCCGACGCGGCGAATCTGACCCCGCAGGAAGCAGCCGATATCTACAAAAAATACCTGGGCTGAAAATTGCAAAAACAGGCGTTTCGAACCGTAAAAACGCTATGCACTTTTTGACCCGTTTTATGCACGTTTTATTCATCCTGATTTGACCACTTTTCTGTTCAAAACAGAGGCTTCGCGCCGTTTGCGTGATGGATGCTGTTGCGCCAGTGCGGGTAACGACCATTATGTTAAATCGGGGCGTTTTTGAGGAATTTTTCTGTGCCGATCCCGTTCCCCTTTGACTTCCGCAAACCGGACTATACCGCCGTGTTTGAGTGGAGAATGGAGAGGCTGGAGCGGATCAGGAAAGCGCCTGAAATGCTTCCGGCACTCCGTGAGTTTTACCGCACTAACCCGGCCCAGTTCATCATCGACTGGGGCATGACGACGGACCCGCGTAACCTCGATTATGGCCTGCCTGCCACCATCCCGTTTTTGCTGTTCCCCCGCCAGGAGGAATGGATTAACTGGATCATGGACAGACGCGGAAATCGTGAAAACGGGCTTACAGAGAAAAGCCGTGAAATGGGGCTGAGCTGGACTTCTGTCGGCCTTGCCTGCTCCCTGTGTCTGTTTAACAAAGATATGGTGATTGGTTTTGGTAGCCGTAAAGAGATGTACGTGGATTCCACGAGCGACCCAAAATCACTTTTCTGGAAAGCAAGAAAATTTATTGAATTGCTCCCGGTAGAGTTTCGCGGTGGCTGGAATGAAAAAAAACACTCCAGATTCATGGAGGTGGAATTTCCGGAATCAGGGGCGATCATCAAGGGAGAGGCTGGCGATAACATTGGCCGTGGTGACCGTACCACGCTTTATTTCGTGGATGAGTCGGCATTCCTTAAACGGCCATTACTCATCGACGCTGCGCTCTCTCAGACGACCCGCTGCCGTATAGACCTCTCATCCGTCAACGGCATGAATAACCCGTTTGCCCGTAAGCGCCACAGCGGAAATATCCCGGTGTTTACGTTCCACTGGCGCAGCGATCCGCGCAAGGATGATGAGTGGTACCGCAAAGAATGTCTGAAAATTGATGATCCGATTATCGTTGCTCAGGAACTGGACCTGAACTACAGCGCATCCACCGAGGGGATTCTTATTCCTTCTGAATGGGTGCAGGCTGCCGTCGACGCGCATATCAAGCTGGGTATTCAGCCCAGCGGCCAGCGCCTCGGCGCAATGGATATCGCAGACGAAGGGAAAGACAAAAACGGCTTTTCTTGCCGCTATGGCTTCCTTCTGCAGAACGTTCACGAATGGTCTGGCATTGGCAGTGACATCTACGCCTCTGTCGTTAAATCGTTTGGATATTGTGACGATTACGGTCTGGATGAGTTCCGTTTCGATGAGGACGGTCTGGGCGCCGGTGCGCGTGGCGATGCCCGCGTGATAAACGAGCTCAGGCAGGCTGAAGGCCGGGGAACAATCACAGCTACGCCTTTCCGTGGTAGCGGTAGCGTATTCGATCCGGAAGATGAAGCCGTTCCTGGTGATAACGGTAAAGCGGCACGCCTGAATAAAGACTTTTTCGCGAACGCGAAAGCACAGAGCTGGTGGCATCTTCGCAAGCTGTTTCGTAACACCTTCCGCGCGCTGAACGGAATGGACTACAACCCTGACGAAATCATTTCGATAAGCAGCGAGATAGAAAATATTGACCGCCTGCTGATGGAGCTTTCACAGCCTACATGGTCGAAAAACGCCGTCGGTAAAATCCTCGTGGATAAACAGCCGGAAGGCACAAAATCACCGAACCTTGCAGACGCCGTAATGATTAATTACGCGCCGATGGATTCCTCTCTTGATACCTGGGCCAAACTGGCCGGAGCGTGACATGTCCCGAAAGAAACGCCAGAACGGCGCACAGCAGCCCGTTAGGACATCTGACGGGTACAACAATTTCACGGCCAAACTTGGCAGCGACACCAGAAACATCCAGACGGGCGGAATGTACATGCCGGGGTACATCAGCCGTAACAGGGTGATGCTGGAGTTTGCGTATCGTTCATCGTTCCTCGTGGGGGCCGGTGTGGATGCGATGGCCGATGATATGACCCGCAAGGGCATTAACATCAGCTCAAAGCTGAAACCCGGCCAAAAGGGCAAGCTCGAAACCTTCTGGGATGAGCTCGCTATATGGGATGGGCTTAACGATAACCTCAAATGGTCCCGATTGTACGGTGGCGCGGTGCTGGTGGTCCTGCTTGAAGGGCAGGATATGTCCTCCCCACTGAAACTGGATCGTATTAAAGAGGGGCAGTTTAAGGGCGTGATGAGCCTTGACCGCTGGATGGTTAACCCGAGTTATTACGATCTCGTTACTGATTACGGTCCCGATTTTGGGAAACCGAAATATTACAAGGTAATCACGAACCAGCAGGGGATTCCCCCCTGGAAGATCCACCATAGCCGCGTTATCCGCATGGAGGGTGATACGCTACCTTTCCAGCAGGCCCAGACGGAAAACGGCTGGGGGATGTCTGTTGTGGAGCGTATTTTCGAGCGTATCGAGGCGTTCGATGCTGCAACGGTCGGCACCACACAGCTGATCCATAAAGCACATCTGCGAACCTACAGCATTGAAAAGCTTCGTGACATCCTTGCCAAAGGCGGTGATCTGGAAAAGTCGCTGATGAAGCACATGGACATGATTCGTGAGTTTCAGACCATCGAAGGCATGACCATGATGGACTCAAGGGATAAATTCGAGACTCACAGCTATACGTTCGCCGGTATCGCGGATGTCCTCCTGCGCTTCGCTGAGCAGGTTTCTGGCGCGACGGGAATTCCTCTCGTCCGTCTGTTCGGGCAGTCCCCTGCAGGTTTCAACACCGGCGACGGCGATCTGGAAAACTACTACAGCCGGGTTAACTCGCTGCAGGAGAGACGCTTACGCCGCCATATCCGCTGGCTGCTCGATATCTCCTGGCGTTCTCTGTTCGGTGAACCACTACCTGACGATTTTACTTTCGAGTTTAACAAGCTCTGGGAGATGTCAGACGTGGACCGCGCAACGATGGCGAACAATGTGGTTACTGCACTCGGTACCGCCGTTCGTGACCTCGGAATGCCTCCGGCAGCCGCGCTTAACGATCTCAGGAACATTTCTGATGTGATTGGGATCGGTGGTTCTATCACTGACGAGGACATAGAAGATGCGAAGGCCCAGTGGGAGGAGGATGAACCTGAAACCATCCCTCCGCCGTCGTTCGGAGATCCAGTATCGAAAAAGCCTGTTGGCGATAGCAAACCAGATAGGGCAGATCGTCGATGGTACCTACGATGGTTCACAGGCTAGCGCTGACAGCATTTCGAAAACGCTGGTGGACTATTCCGAGGTAATTAGCGACTGGGCAGAGCAGGTCGGGCGAAGGATGTTTGCCCAGGTCGAGCAGGAGGAATGGAATCAGTGGAAATCGGTATCAGAGGAAATCGGCGCTGGCCTGCGCGATGTGGTGGGTAATACCCCCGTCGGGCAGGTGGCGCAGGATATCGTGTACCGCCAGATTCAGCTGATGAAGTCCCTGCCGCTGGAAGCAGCCGATCGCGTGATGGACATACAACAGCGCGCAATGCAGGCGGTTATTACTGGTGAACGTCCGGACGAGCTCTACGAGATGATAATGGCCTCCGGTGACGTGGCCGCCAGCAGGGCGCAGCTGATTGCCCGTACAGAGATTGGACGAGCTACCGGCGCGCTGACGCAGGCCAGAGCCCTTTCGGTTGGATCAGAGGGCTACTGGTGGCGTATCGAGGGGGCCGGAACGCGCGATTCTCACCGCAAGATGAAAGATAAATTTGTACGCTGGGATAACCCGCCGACGCTGGACGGTATGACCGGACACGCCGGATGTTTGCCGAACTGCAAATGCTGGCCTGAAGTACAGATTCCTGCACCGAGAAAATGAAAAATACGGCTTTGAGCATTCATTTCATGCGAACTGCAATACCCGCGAAATGTTATGAAAATGTTGTATTCGAAAAGACCTATTTTCAGCCCAGTTAATCGCTACTTTTACGGCTTTAAGGGGACATTTTAATCGAGTCCATTTTCGTCGGTGCGGGTAAGAACCCTTATGTTAAATAGCCCGTTATTTCGAACATTTTTCCCATCTCACAAGGTCGCCTCCGGGCGGCCTTTTTGTTGCCCGTAATCGAGCAGGTAACCCATGAAATATTTCTTCACTACACGCCTTGGCGAAACGCGCTATCTGCAGGCGGCCGGCTCTCTGCTGTGTAAAGACGTGCCGAGCGCACGCACAGGAACGCAGGTCTATTTACCTGAGGAAATCGACCTCGAACCGGACGGCACCGGCACGGTGACCGTCGGGCGAACAGAAGACGAGGTATTTTCTCCAGAGACGATGGCGAGCTTTGAGGGCGTAGCCGTCACGCTAGGGCATCCAGAGGACAGCCTGGGCAACATCGTTTTCGTGAACCCTTCTAATTTCGCAGAGCTGGCACATGGACACATTCAGAACGTCCGGCGCGGCACCGGCGATAAATCGGATCTGCTCATTGCTGACGTGCTGATTAAACGGCAGGAAGCAATCGACGCGGTGAATTCTGGCCTGACCGATGTCAGCTGTGGCTATGACGCGCAGTACAAGCAGCTGGCGCCCGGTAAGGGCAAGCAATACCAAATCACAGGTAACCACCTCGCTGTCGGCATCGACCGGGGGCGTGCTGGTGGCCGCTGTGCAATCGGGGATTCCATCCCATCAACAACAAAGGAGAAGCCTGTAATGTCATGGCTTAAAAAACTGGCTCAGGCCATTAAGACGAAAGATGAGGATGCACTGGCAAAACTCATCGACGAAGCGCCGGATATGCCGTCTGATGGCATGCCTTCAATCCCCGGTGTAACTATCAACATGAATGCTCCAGCGCAGTCTACCGCACTCCCTGAGGCGAATCGCACCACCACGGACGAAGGTGATCCGAACAAAGACAAAACCGGCACGGGCGATGAAGAAATTCCGGCCTGGGCGAAAACGTTGCTGGCTCGTCTGGAAAAGCTGGAGGGTAAAACCACCGACGTCGATCCGGACCCCGGCAACATGACCACCGACGAAGACGAAGAAGAAAACCGCAAAGTGACGGGTGATGCGGCCTTTAAGCGGAACCTGATCGCCGATGCGGAAATTATTTGCGCTGGCTTCCAGCCTGCTGGCGATAAGAGCCTTAAGCGTCAGGTTCTGAATCATGCAATGCGCACCGGTGACAGCCTGAAATCGTTCGGCGTGGATGATTTCTACAAAGCGCCTAAGGCTACGGTCGACGCGGTGTTTACTGCCGCTGTGGCGCTGCATAAGGCGAAAAATCAGCTGACCCCGCTAAACAACCTTACCCGCACTACGGACAGCGGAATCAGCACTAAGCACCTTTCCCCGGCAGAACTGAACAAGGTCAACGCCGAATTCTGGGCAAAAAACAAATAAGGTAAATCATCATGGCAGGTACTGCATATTTAACGCGCATGCCCCTGGGCATTGCCGGGGGCGTTACCCGTCCTCGTGATCTCACCATCGAGCCGGTTAGCCTGGACCACACGAAGCAGTTCGCGTCCTACGGGCTGCCAGGTAAATACGTGAACGATAAATTCGTTCCGCTGGAGTCTGGCGACACCATCAGCAAAGTGAAAGGGATTCTGGTTCGTCCGTTCCCGATCACCTCTGCTTTGGACCTTGCTTACATCGGTGTGACGGCTAATCAGGTTGGCGACAACCTGAAACGCGGTTACATCTGCGTAACTGCTACCGCAGGCAACGCGGCGACCGCGAAAAAAGGCGATCCGGTTTACGTTCGCGTGGCTGGTGGTACCACTCAAAGCCCGGTTGGCTCCTTTGTGCTGTCTCCGGACTCTACCGCATCAAATACACCTCAGCTGCCAAATGCAGAGGTCATGGGGCCGGGTGAAGCCGACGGCCGTATTGAAATCGCTTATAACATCTGAGGGAATAATTAATGTTTACAATTGACAGAGCGACCATCGACTCCACCGGCGCGTTTCTCGTCGGCGAACTGGAGCGCATGGATCAGACGCTGAACATGCCTTTAGTGTCCTACAAATGGTCACGCGACATGCCGCTGCGCAGCGATATTTCTATCGCTGATGAAGTGTCATCCTTCACTAATACCGATTTCGTCGGCGTTGGTGGTCCAAACCCTAACGGTAAAAACTGGATCGGTAAAAAAGCCACTGCCATTCCTGGTATCGAGCTCGATATTCAGCCTACCCGTAACAACCTCACCTTGTGGGGGCAGGAAATCAGCTGGACGGTGCCGGAACTGGCTTCTGCCCAGAAACTGGGCCGTCCGGTTGATGTCCAGAAATACGAAGGCATGAAGCTGAAGTGGAACATGGACACCGACGAACAGGTTTATATCGGTGATAACGAGCTCGGCGTTGCTGGCCTGCTGAACCTGCCGGATGTTACGCCTGTTGCTGCAGCTGCAGCGTGGACCGCAACCACCGATCCGGATGTGATTGTTCAGGATATCAACCTGGTGCTGTCTGATGGCTGGGTTCGTTCTGGTTATGCGGTCTGCCCGGCAAAAATCGGCCTTGCGCCGGAGCTGTTCGGCCTGCTGGCGAGCAAAAAGGTTTCCTCTGCAGGGAATATCTCTGTGCTGGAATACGTGAAGATTAACACCATCGCGTTCCAGGAAAACGGCACACCACTGGAGATCGTCTCCATGAAGTGGGCCTCCAAGCGTGGCGCTGGTGGTGCGCATCGTATCGTTGCTTACACCCAGGACGAAAAATACGTTCGCTTCCCTATGGTTCCTCTGCTGAACACGCCGCTGGAGTATCGCGGACTGCAGCAGTTGACCACTTACTACGGCAAGCTGGGCCAGGTGGAAACCCCGTATTCCAATACGATCTCTTACCTGGACGTTCCGGCGTCTTAACCTGAAACAGGCGGGGAACCCCGCCTTTTTTTATGGAGCAAAAACATGAAATACGTTGTTTCCGGTGGCGCGACTCTCAGCTTTGCCGACGGTTCTAAATTTGAGCTGTCTCAGGGCATCCACGACAGTTCCTCTTTCCCGAAAGAAGTTAAGGACCACTGGGCCTTTAAAGCCTATGCGCGCCCGATTGACGAAGCCGACCTGGCGAACGAGCAGAGCAATGAAGACCTTTCCGCGAGCCTTGTTCTCCTGTCAGAAGAAAATAACACCCTGAAAGCGCAGCTGGCTGCGCATGAAAAAACCATCACCGCGCTGGGGAATGAAAACACAGACCTGAAAGCGCAGCTGGCAGCCGCTCAGGCTCCTGCAGGCGGTAAACCTGCCGACAGCACGGAAAAAACCGAAAACACCGGCGGGGACGCGAAAAATGCCAAAAAACAGCAGGCTTCCGACTAACGAGCAGTTCCGCACCGACTTTCCCGAGTTCGCCGATAAAACCCGCTACCCTGACCCCTCAGTGAATTTCTATCTGGGGCAGGCCGATTCCCTTCTGAATCAGGACGTACAGGGCGATCAGTTCGTCTACCTGGCCGAACTATTCACGGCTCACTATACGGAGCTGCGCGGACGCACGCTGGCCGCTGCTGCCGCTGGTGGTGTGAACAGCAACGGCGCAGCAGGTGTCGTGTCCTCTAAATCAGTGGATAAGGTTTCAGTGAGCTATGACGTGTCCGGGGTAATCAATCCGGATGCCGGTTTCTGGAACAGCACCGCCTACGGGCGCGAGTTCTACTGGTGGTGGTCGATGTTCGGCGCTGGTGGCAGGCAGCTGCTATGAAAAGCGGGTTAACGGTTCGTGCTGATAACGCCGTGGCTGTTCTGGAATCCCTCCGCCAGCTATCCGGAATGGATGTGCTGGGGGGAATACCTGAGGACAAGGCAGGGCGTGAGGATGGCTCTCCGATTAATAACGCGGAACTGGGCTACCTCCACTCGACGGGCGCAACGGTGGAAATCGACGGTACAACGGTCACGCTTCCCCCACGTCCTTTTCTGGATATGGGGATCGAGGATTCAAAACCCCGAACCACTGCACACCTTAAGGCAGCGGCAACCGCCGCGCTGGAGGGGCAGACTGAAGCAGCACTGCGTGAGCTGGAAAGCGCCGGACAGATTGCCCGTGACGCTGCAAAAGCCGTTATCGGTGCTGGCGACCGGCTGCACCCGCTTTCTGAGAAAACCCTCGAACGCAGAAGGGCCGAGGGCATTCCCGGCGAAAAACCGCTGTATGCCCACGGTTACCTGCTGCGCTCAATTAACTACGTCGTGAGGAAAAAATAATGCCTCTTCTCGATGTGAGCGATGTTCTTCTCGATCCCGACTTCATGGACACCAGCCTGGTGTGTCACCGACAGGTTCAGACGACGGATGAGGACAATTTCACGAAAAACACCGCTCAGGATATCCCATTCTCTGGCGTGGTGACGGTTGACCGTTCTCTGGAAGCCAGGCGAATGGCGGCAGGCCAGAACATTAGCGGCGCGATCCTCATCGTGACGCAGTTCAGATTAACCCAGGGCCAGCCCGGTACAGACAGCGCCCCGCGACTTGATGCCGATATCGTGAGCTATAACGGGCGTGCTTACCGGGTGACATTTGTCGATCCGTACACCAGTTACGGCGCCGGATTCGTCCAGGCGCATTGTGAGCTGGTGGACTTTAACGGAGGGACGCCAGTTGAGTAATGACAGCACCGCGCGCGGTTATCTGACGCCTGTCGGGGATAGTCCCCAGTATGACGAGGCGCTGGAGCGTGAAATCAGCCGGTGGATTCGTGGCGTTTCTGGCTTGCCGGCCGCGCTTGTTTTCCCCCGATGGACTGACCCGCAGCCGCAGATCCCAAACAACGGGGTGACGTGGTGCGCCTTCGGTATCACTACCGTTCCCCAGCCGTTAAGCCAGTCCGATGTTCAGGTTTCGGAAGAACAGTCCGAGCAATGGACATGGGAACAGGTAACGGTGATTTGCTGCTTCTATGGCCCTCTGGGGGCCAACACTGCATCAACTTTCCGCGCGGGAATATTCGTCGAGCAAAACAACGCTGAGCTGAATCGCTCGGGGCTTTCGCTGGTGGAGGCCGGGACTATCTACAACCTGCCAGAGCTCATTAATAACCAGTGGGTGAGGCGCTACGACCTCACCATCACGTTGTCCCGCAAAAACATTCGTACCTACAACGTCCGGACGCTGCAAGATGCGCCCGTCTCATTTTTCGGAGACTAAATTATGCCGCAGGGATTACCTGTATCTAACGTCGTTAATGTCGACGTGATCATTGGGCCGCGTGCGGCTACTGGTCGAAATTTTGGTTCGCTGCTCATTCTCGGGAGCTCAACGGTTATCCCGGTTTCTGAGCGCATTCGCCTCTACTCATCCCCGGAAGATATCGGCACAGATTTCGGCGTGGATAGCCCGGAATATGAAGCCGCTACGGTGTATTTCTCACAGTCACCGAAACCTCAGCAGGTGTATGTCGGTCGCTGGGCTAAAACGCTGGTATCGGCTGAAAGCGGTTCGACGGAAACGCTGCTGCAGGCGGTGAACGCCGTTTTGAATTACACGAACTGGTACGGCCTGGCCGTGGCTGACGATGAAGATATCGACGATGCCGACTGGCTGAGCGTGGCCGCTGCGATCGAGGCCTCCAGTCTCAGCCGCATTCTGGCGATTACCACTGCAGAGCCTGAGACGGTAAACGCGACCTCCACTACCGACCTGGCTTATAAGCTGAAGGCGGCAAAATACGCTCGCACGTTTGTGCAGTATTCCACCAGCAGCAAGTACGCCGCACTGTCTGCATTTGGTCGCGCGTTCACGGTGAATTTCAACGGCAGCAACACCACCATTACACTGAAATTCAAGCAGGAGCCGGGCATCACCTATGAAACCCTGACCACCAATCAGGCGGCGGCGCTGGATGCCAAAAACTGCAACGTATTTGTGTACTACCAGAACGATACGGCCATCCTGCAGCAGGGCGTAATGTCCAGCGGTGATTTCTTCGACGAACGCCACGGGCTCGACTGGCTGCAGAACTACGTTCAGACCAACCTCTACAACCTGCTCTACACCAGCACAACCAAAGTCCCACAGACCGATGCTGGCGTTACGCGTCTGCTTTCCAATGTTGAGCAGTCTATGGATCAGTCCGTCACGAACGGGCTGGTGGCTGCTGGCGTATGGAACGGTGGCCCGATTGGGCAACTGGATTCCGGCGACACGCTGACAAAAGGCTATTACGTCTACGCGCAGCCGATTTCCGAGCAGGCGCAGGCAGACCGTGAAGCACGTAAGGCACCGGTTATTCAGGTGGCCTGTAAGCTGGCGGGTGCGGTTCATTTCGCTGATGTGCAGATCAACGTCGTTCGCTAAGGAGACATGAATGGCTACTTATTCTTTTATGGACGTCACGGCGTCCCTCTCCGGCCCGACCGGCGAGATTGATCTGGGCTACGGTTCCGCCAGTTCAGAGGAGGGGATCACCGTTGCAATGGGCGGCCCCAAAAATACCATGACCATCGGCGCTGACGGCGAAGTGATGCACAGCCTGCACGCGGATAAAAGCGGCACGGTAACCGTCAACCTGCTGAAGACCTCGCCGACAAACAAAAAGCTGTCGCTGGCGTACAACGCGCAGAGTCAGTCCTCAGGTACCTGGGGAAACAACGTCATTGTGATCCGCAACAAGGTGAGCGGAGACATCATCACGGCGCGCAGCGTGGCGTTCCAGAAACAACCGGATAACGCCAACTCTAAAGCCGGTAATACGATGCCCTGGGTGTTTGACTGCGGCAAAATCGACCAGGTTCTCGGAGAGTTTTAACAGATGGAATGCTCAATCAAAGGCCACGATTACCGCGTGGCAAAACTCAGCGTTTTTGACCAGCTGAAAGTGACCCGCAAACTGCTGCCGGTGCTGGCGGGCATGATGTCAGATTTCGGGAGCATTCGCTCCCTTCTGCCTGCTGATGGCAAAATCGACACCGTGAAATTCGATCAGCTGAAACCGGTGTTTGAAACCCTACTCCCGCGTATCGCTGAGGAACTGTCTTCCCTGACCGAAGAAGACACCAATGCGATTATTCATCCGTGCCTGACCGTAGTGTCACGTAAGCACATGGACGGATGGACGCCGGTATTCAACAGCGGTCAGCTGATGTTCGATGATATCGATCTGCTGACCATGCTGCAGCTGGTGGCGCGGGTGGTCGCCGATTCACTGGGAAATTTTTTGCCCGTGAGCCCTACCAGCGCGACGCCGGGCCAGCCTCAGGGTTAACCCTCAACAGCCTGCCTGACGGGCTGTCTTATCTCCTTGACCCGGTTGACGCCGGGTTAATCCCTTATTACGCGCTGAAGGATGGATCTGTCGATCTGTGCGATATCGCGCTGATGAATGACCACCTGGCCGTTAAGGCAGACAACCAGCGCCGTATTGAGAAATGGAGAGAGGATAATGAACGCTGAGACTATTAAAGATTTCCTCGTCTCGCTCGGTTTTGATATCGACGAAGCGGGTGCGTCAAAATTCGACTCAGTTCTCGCCGGTACGACCGCAAACGCCATCAAAATGGGGCTGGCCGTCGAAGGTGCCGCGCTTACCGTGGTGGCCTTCACGGCTAAGATCGCCTCGGGGCTGGATAATCTCTACTGGGCGTCACAGCGCACCGGCGCGACGGTTCAGGGGATTCAGTCTATTGGCTATGCGGTTTCGCAGGTGGGCGGCAGCGTTGACGCGGCGCGAACCTCTCTGGAAAGCCTCTCCCGGTTTGTTCGTAACAATCCCGGCGCGGAAGGCTTCCTGAATCGCCTGGGCGTACAGACCCGTGACGCCAGCGGCAACATGCGCGACATGGCCGCTATCTTTACGGGTGTCGGTCAGAAGCTCAGCAGCATGCCGTATTACCGGGCTAACCAGTATGCGCAGATGCTGGGCATTGACGAAAATACCCTGATGGCAATGCGCCGGGGTGTGGGCGGTTTCTCCGGGCAGTACAGTGCAATGGCGAAAGCTATCGGCTTCAATGCTGACGAGGCGGCCAGAAGCTCCAACAAATTCATGACCTCCCTGCGCGAGTTCGGCGCGATGGCAGGCATGGCCCGTGACAAAATCGGCTCTAATCTTGCTGGTGGCCTGGCGGGT